CAGTTCTCCCGCATCCTGCGTTCTGGGGTAGCCGTCCATGCAGTAGAACGCACTTCCCGTGCCAACAAAAATCCTGCCACCGTTGTTAATTACCTCACAATGACCGCAACTTTTAATCTGGGCAGCCAGTGCAGAAAGTTTCATCTTTTGACCACCTCCACGTCCGGTTTTTCTGTTTCCTCAAACCTCGGATAAAAGGTCATTGCGCACATCCGTGCCTCACGGAGTGCTACATCTGCGCTTTTTGCGTCCAGCTTATACGGCAGCTGCATCTGGTTTTTTGTGTAGCTGTCAATGCCGAACAACATGATGCTGAACTTTGCCATTTTCTGCTCCTTTCTGCTTATTTTCTTTCGGTGGGCACTTCCGGGCTTGAACCGGGTGGGGCCTATTCCCTATGCTCACATAAAAAGGAGCCGCCGCTTGGGGCGGCTCCAAAGGTCAGTTGATGCCGTTGATAATGGGGATGCTGTTACCGTCGCCAACGTAAGCAGGCAGTTCACCGTTCCAGCGGGATTCCACATCGGTGATCTTGTAGTATTCCAGCAGGTTGCTGTTCAAACTGTCATTCAGAGCGCGGTTTGCTTCCGCCTTTTTCTCTGCAACATACAGTTCTGCATCCGCTGCCACCTTGGACTTTTCTGCTTCCGCATTGGCCGCGATCAGGTCAGCGTCCGCCGTGGCCTGTGCTTCGACACGGCGCTTGTCGGCGTCCGTCTCGGCCTTTTCCTTCTCCTGCTGGGCCTTGACCTTTGCTTCCACCGCATCGGTAAAGGTATCAGTGAAGTCAAAATTGGTCACGCTGATATACTGCAGGTCGATGTTGTACTGTGCCAGTACTTCCCGCAGTTTCGTGTCCATCTGGGAAGCGACTGCATCCCGGTTGGAAATCAGGCTGCTTGCATCGTAATGGGCAACCACGGCTTTCACCGTTTCAAGGACACGGGGAGTAATCAGTGTGTCCTCATACTTTTTGCCGACCTCTTTGTAGATGGTCATTGCATTTGCCTGATTGATCCGGTAGCCAACCGCCACACTGGTGGAGACTTCCTGAATGTCAGAACTGAACGCTGACAAATCCATGCTCATTTCCTGAACACGGTTATCCATCTTCACGATGGACTGCCACGGGGCCTTGAGCACCACACCTGCGTCCTTCGTGCCATCCTCGACTTTGCCAAAGGTCGTGACGATGCCGGTATAGCCGGTAGGGACATAGGACACACAGGAAATGCCGATAAAAATGACAGCCACCACCGCCGGGATGATTGCAGTTCTTTTTGCATCATCCGAGAAAATCAGGATAGCCAGCGCGATCAGTACAAACAGTGCGCCGATAATAAAAAGAATCATGTTTCCTCAACTTTCGCTCATGCGTTTATGTACGGGCGAAAGCTGGATTAAATCGGATCGTGGTAAATAGGGACGCCACTTTGATAATCCCATTACAGGAAGCTCACCTGCCCCTCTGGATTCTTATTTTTCGTTTCGCGCGGCTTGTAGTCCTTTTCTTCGTTCAGGACATCAACCGGATTAAATTCAAACTGCTTGCAGCGGTTCGGGCTGACAATTTTCTTTTTATCCCGGATTTCTTTTCTTGCTTCACAGTAAATTAGATCGTCGTCCTGCAGGGACGCCAGTGAACAATATCTGCAATACTGGGTCATTTCACAGCTCCAATGCGTCGATAATCTCCGCTACCATATCATTTAGAAAAGCAGCAAGCCTACGCAGAAGTGACCTTTTGGGCTGGTTGTCGTTCGGCTTGCGGCTGTCGTTCTCAATTTCAATTCCGACAACATAGTTATTGTCTCCGACAACCGTTTGCTGGATTTGAATTGCATTATTTCCTGCCTTTTGAGACTGCTTCACATCCATACTTCGTCCCTCTCGTATTGATCTTTCAGGGCAAAGTAAGTATCGAAAATGAGCTTGTGCCCCGTCCCGGACGTTTCATGCTCGACCACTTCCCTGACGGGTAAAGTCACCCTTTCGCCAAATCGTCCCTTGAAAATTCTCATTTCAAGCGATCCATCCCGGATGTTTCGCATATATTCAAACCCATACCCATCCTTCTGGGCCTCTGCTGCAACTTCTTCCAGCGCTCTTTTTATCTTCACCGCTCACCCTCCAAGCGTCGGATCAGGGCATTCCCATTTGTAGTCCTTAAATTTGATTCTCCGGTTCGTGACAAGTCTGCCCTCCACGATCTCAATTTCCCTGTTGAACTCCAAACCCATTTCATATCCATACACGCGGAAATCCACATTGTACATTTTGGACATTTCAATGTAGGGCGTTTCATCAACGTTCCATGCTGCTTTCATGCTTACAACAAGGATCGGCTTTTCATCTTCTCTGTAAGAATCCCCGTAGACCCCCTTTTCAACAAAGTTTCTTTTCGTTCCTTCGATATAAGCGTCCTCGATCGTATCCAAACGCATCTCGCGGGCTTTCGGATCATGTTCAAATACGACAGCGTCATCTACAAGTTCATCTTCGTATGAGCCATCTCTAAACCACTTTGTGAAGTAGCAGTGCAGGCATTCTTCCACCCACCGCTTAATATCTTCCGGCTTTCCGCGGATTTTAAGTTTTCCTTTTACCCAGTTCGCCATAGTTTATTCCTCCTTCAAAACCCATACTCTATGATTTCCACAGCCGTTCCACTTCTCGGCATTCTCGTGAGTGTCCACAGCTACATCAAGGTGTTTTCCCTGAATGGCGGCTCCTTTGTCCTGCACAATGCGGATTCCTATCCCTTCAATGTACAGAACCGTACCGTATGGAAAAATGGACTGGTCTGCCGCTACGGTGACGCCTGCCTGTATGGGCTGGCCGCTGGCTGTAATTCCATGGCCCTCCCCGCAAATATGCGGGTACTGCTCGGTGCAGTATGCCGTACACAAGAATGTACCCGCCTCTGCCAGTTCAATTTTTCCGTCTGTCGTTTTGTCAAGACGAATCTGCAGAGAATCAATAACTTCTTCGTCCTCTACAGCCCGGTCAAGCCAGTTCTGGGCACGGCTTGCGTAAATATCCCGCTGGGTCTCAAGGTCTGCAATACGGCCTTTTAGTACGCCGACCTTTGCGCTGTTGACGATCTCAGCCGCGAAGAACAGCACCAGAATTGCTTTCATTTTCCGTGTCATTTCCAAACCACCTTTTTGTTACTGCAATTGGAAATTCTTCAATTTCAGACGCCCACACTGCTGTACCTGCTCCATATGCCGTCTCCCACACAAGCGGGAAACCGCCAATTCCATCAAACAGGCTTCCCAGTGTTGGCTTATCTTTCAGGTATGGCCGCATCTTCTGGGCAATCCAGAACCACTGCGGAAGGGCAATGCTGTTTCCCAGTGCCTTATAGCGCGGCGTATCTGCCGGTTTATGCTTTTTCCCTTTGGTGTCCGTCCATTCCCCGATGTCTGTCCATCCGTCCGGGTATCCCTGCAGGCGCTCACATTCCGTCGGGGTCAATCTTCGGACGATCCAGCGCACGACACGTTCCGCCACAAGGCATTCCCCACCGTTTCCGATATTTCCCGTTTTCGCTTTCAGTGTTGCACTGCTGTCGCTTTCCTTGTATGTAGAGAAAGTCTGCTCGCTATAGGTTTTTCTTTCAGCAACCTGCGGCCCCGCTGTCGTCCCGGTATTCTTGCAACTCAAGGCTGCCGCCTTGCTTCCGGTAACAGCTCCGTTGTACAGATCGACCGCAATAGCCGTATAGTCTGTGACGCGGCTCTCATGATCCCCGGTAATGGTCGGAACTGTCTTACCGTTGCCATTTCCACGAGCGTCAAAGACGATTGGCTGGAAAAGGGTCTGGTCTTGAAGCGTCGAGAGCGTTCCCGTCTTTTCTGTCTGCACCAGTGCGCCTTTCCCGCCTCCTGCACATCCCGAACGGATTTTCAGGGTGTAGGCTGCCTCCCCTGCCACCACTCGATCATGTCCAGCAGGGCAGTTTTGAGTAAATCCGGTAACGCTTTGCCACGTCGGGATGCTCTTGTCAGGATTCCCTGACAGGCCCGTGCGCTCAAAAAGTATCTCTGCGGCACATTGACCTCTAAAATCTGCGACAACTGCGATACGCTTTCTACGCTGGGGCACTCCCCAACGTTCAGCGTTGAGCAACCGCCATGCCAGAGACCAGCCGTTTCCGATGATTGCTCCGGCCTTGCACCATCGCCCCCCCCGCAGGTCGAGGAATTGAAACGTCTGGTTGTGCCGCGTGGGCAAGTTTTTCCAGCACGGTTCTGAAATCTTCTCCGCCGTTTGAGCTGAAAGCTCCGGGAACATTTTCCCAGATAGCGAAAGCTGGATACATTCCATTTGTGGCAACCCTCATTTCTACAATAACTCTTATGGCTTCTGTGAACAGACCGGAATTTTTCCCCTCAAGGCCAGCTCTCAAGCCTGCCATGGACAAATCCTGACAAGGCGAACCAAACGTGATGCAGTCCACGGGTTCAATCTGGTCTCCATGGATTTTAGTAATGTCGCCCAAATGAATCATTCTTCTGCCTCTTTAGATTTAATTGCCATCCACCACAGTGCGGCATGAAGCGCGAAGCCCGGACAAGCCTGAACCGTTACCTGACTTGCCACAACCTTAATCGCTTCTTCGATTTCTTCTTGTTTCGGCATTGTCGCGTGAAGGAATCTCGCCTGTGCAATTTTCTCCAAAATCCTTATTGCATCGACGTAAAGCACTCTTTTTACCTCCTATTGATTTTTTCATAGTTCTTGCACGGGTGGCCGGAATCGAACCGGCTTGCCTACCGATGGGGGATCAGGACGGCGGACAACTTCCTTGCTGCACCCGCATATCAGAACCCACCGCGCAAGAGAGCAGCGCGGCGGGCCGGTCTTGGTCAAGCAGACCTTCCACCTTTGGCTTGGGTGGATTGGACAAGGCATTTCTTCGCTCATGCGGCGTGCACGCCCAAATCGGTTTCCGCACCGTCATGCGGGCGTAGCTTGGCAGAAAGGCAGCGTGGTCTTGCACCAGCTTACACGGGAGAAACGCCGCCATACGGCACCCTCTGCCCCTGTCGGTGCGTCAAATTATGGACAAACGCACCGGCTTCCATGAATACCTGCTGCAAAGCGGCGCGGACGGGGTGTGGCCCCGCTGGCGGTTTCCCCCTGCGTCGTTTCAAGGTTCAGCCCCGCGCCATATAAAAGCCGCCGCGCTGACGCGGTGCGTGGCGGCTCATTCATACCTTAGATGTTTTTGTATCAGCAGCACCCTTGGTTTTTTCGTAACGTTCACAGTTCGTATCATAGCCACTGCACGGTGCACACCGTTTGTGGGTGATCTCGAACGTGTGCCTGCACTGTTCATTTTTGTGCAGGTCTTTTTCGGTGGGACTTCTGTTATGTACCTTCATTTACAGCCTCAGAAAGGAACTTCATCGTAGTGTGTAGCGATCATATCCGCGAAGTGCAGACACAGGGCTTCCGGGTAGCGGTCATAAACAGCACTGAGCGTATCCCAGTCCTGCGACCCGCTGTATGCTCCTATGTGCCAGCGAATCGCCACGATCTCCCGCGCCGTCAGCTTGATGTACTGCTGTGCCATGATGATGCTTCCTTCTCCATGGCCCACCAGACCGGCGTCAAAGTATTCGTACTCACCTTTGCCTTTATCGCGGTACTTGCCCACCTTGCAATAATCGTGCAGAAGCGCTGCCGCAAGAACTTCATTCCGGTGACATTTCTTGAAAGCGTGATTCGTTCTGCACAGTTCCATTGCCGCCTCTGCCACACAAACCGAGTGCTCACACAGACCGCCGGGATGGTTGGAATGGTGCTTAATGCTTGCAGGCTTTTCAAAGAACCCCAAAGCCACCATCTGCTGCCAAAGGTTTTCTGCTCCCGGACGATCAGCAAGGCC